ACGTTGGCCCCGACGGCCTGGGCGTGGACGGCGATCACCCCGGTCGGGAACGGGCTGGTGAAGTTGACGATGGCGTCGCCGAACCCGGACAGGGTGACGTTGGCGTGACCGGACCGGGCCTGCAGGCGCCACGGCCCGGCCGGGAACCCGCCGACGTAGGGCCCCGACGCGCTGCCCTGATCGATCGACGTCGAGATCAGATTGGCGGCCTGCTGGGGCCAGTCGGAACGGATCGGTGAGCCGGGGGCGGGGACGTTGGTGAACAGACCGATGGTGATCGGCGGGTTGGCCATCGCGGGTTACCTCCACACGGCGAGCGGGTCGGGGTCGTCCCACGGGAACCGGGTGCGGTCCCACAGCTCGAGCTGGGTGTAGCCGACGGCCGGCGACGACTCGAAACTGGTCGACCATGCTTCGGGGGTGATGTCGTGGCGGATCGTCTGCACGACGACATCGAGGAACACGTCGGTGGGGACGCCTTCGGCGAACGTGTCCTGATGCCATACCGACACCCGGTCGCCGAGACGTAGATCGATCATCGCCAGCCAGTCGGTGTCGGTGGTGCGCGGGTCGTGCAGGGCGACGGTGGCGTTGCCGACGGCCAGGCGGGGCTGGGAACGGGCGGCGAGGATGAACGCGGCGAGGGTGTCGCCGGCGGCCTGGGTCTGCCACAGGTCGGTGTCGGGATGGGTGAAGCGCTGCGCCGCGCTGAGCGTCGAGCCGGGCGGGATGGTGGCGGTGGCGACGAGCGGGGTCGGGGTGGCGGCGTTCTGCAGCAGCACCTGCCCGGCCAGCCAGTCGTCCTCGTCGGCGCCGGTGAAATCGGAGATGCCGACCGCGCCGTAGACGTCGCAGACGTTGTCGGTGAACAGCCGGGGCGGCGCCGGCTGGTCACTGCGCCCGTTGCGCCAGCGGCGATCCCGGCCCACGAGGGTGTCGTCGGCGTCGGAGTAGACGATGCCGCCGTCGGACCAGTAGGCGCGTTGCAGCACTTCCCACGGCGAGTCCTTGGCGACGGCCGGCACGGCCAGGGTGACGTCGCCGAGGTCGAAACGCGACGGGCGGGTGTAGGACCACTGGGTGAGGACCTTGCCGGCCCGCACCGACGGCTGGTCGGTGGCGGCGCCGACCTGCCAGTCGCGGCCGGGGTCCTGGGCGAGCTCGGCGGATCCGGTCTGGGCGGTGATGACGACCTGGCCGGTGTTGTCCATCGGGTCATGCCACGTCGAGATCCGGCCCCGGAACAGCCACCAGGCGACCCCGCCAGGGTCGATGGCGTAGACCTGCACCTCGCGGCCGGCGGCGAAGTAGACGAGGCGGCCGTCGGCGGTGCGGGCCCGGTAGCGGCCATCGCCGGGGTCGACGACGGTCAGCACGCATTCACCCGAGCGGTACAGCTCGTGTTCGTCGGGTTCGCCGTGGGTGATCTGCACGCCGGTGTAGTCACAGAACGCATCGGTAAACCCGGAACCGATGAACGGGGCGTCCCAGACCCGTGCCGGGGTCGCGTCATCCCACGTGACGTCGGGGTCTTCGTCGTCCCACACGTAGGCGGCCTGCGGGAGCCGCTCGAGGGCGATGACGAGCCGCCAGCGCTGCCAGGCCGGCCCCGACTCGGGGTGGGTCGCCACGCTGGCCGGGGTGGCGTCGGCGGTCCTCACCGGGTCACGCCCCGGTAGTAGCGGCCGTGGCGGCGCGTCGCGTTGTGGGCGGCGGCCAACGGCTCGCCGCGCCAGCCGGCGGGCAGCGTCATGTTGACCGTCCCGACGGAGAACCCGGCGGCGGACTGTCCGGCGGCGCCCGGGAAGATCGTGAAGTTGGGGTGAGAGCCGAGGAACAACTGCAGGGTGGCCTGGGCCCGGATCGGGTTGGCGGCGTAGTAGCGCTCGGCGTCGGACTTGACGCCGGCCAGATCACCCCTGTCGATCTTGTCGAGCGTCGACTGCACCTCGACCGGGTTGGCGTGGGCGTCCTTCGCGAGGTCGATGATGTTCCGTTTCAAGTCGTCGATGTCGGCGGCGGCGAGGCCGGTGCCGTCGGCCACCTTTTTCTGCAGGTCGTCGATGCCCGTGTTGAAGCGGTGGAACTCGGCGTCGAGGTCGACGGCGTCAGACATGCGGTCGAAGGCGTCGTTCGTGCGGTCGGTCGCGGCCTGCAGGTCCTCCTGCCGGGTCGTGGTGTCCGCGAGCGCTTTCTGCGTGTCTTGAAGTGCGGCGGCCACATCGTCCTGTCGTTTCGTCTGGTCCTGCACGGACCCGTTCAGGTCGAGGTACTTCTTGCGGGCGGTGTCGATCGTCCCGATCGTGCGTTCGTAGGCCAGTCGCGCTTCGGTCGCCTTCGCGCCGTTGAGATCGGTGCCGTCGTTGAGCTTGGCCAACTGGTCAGTGAACTCCTTCGCCGCCCGCACCCCGGTACCGCCGAGCGTGTCCGAGGCGCCGGTCAGGTAGCCGGTCAGGTCACGTATCGAGATGCCGAGATCCTTGGCGGCGTCGAAGGCATCGGGGTAGGTATCGAGGATCTTCTTCGCCGCGGCGTCCCAGTCGCCCTTGCGGATCAGGTCCAGCAGTTCCTGATGGGCCGACGTCAGCTTCTCGGTTTCCTCACGGGCTTTCTGCTGGGATTGCTTGAACAGGCCCCACAGGGCGACCGCGCCGGCCACGGCGAACCCGATGCCGCCGAGGGCGCCTTCGATCGCCTCGGCGGACACCCCGAACTTCCCGCCGAGCCCGCCGAGCGTGTCGCCGAGCCCGTCGAACACGCCGGCCAGATCGGAGGCTTGACCGGAGACGTCGCCGAGCGGGCCGGTGAGGTCGGCGATCGCCTGGCCGCGCAGCCGGCCGCCACCGCCACCGCCGTCGCGTGAGACGCCGTCGAGCTTCTCGCTGGTCGCCTGGGCCCGACCCTTCAGCGACTCGAGCTCGGCCTGCAGGTCCTGCAGGCCGGCCTTGGCGTCGCCGACCTTGGCGGTCAGCACGATTTCGCGGTCGGCGTCGGTCAACGCCCGGGCGTCGGAACCGAGATCCTCGAGGGCCCGCGACGCGGCGGCGGTGTCGGCGTCGACGGGGATCTCAACCGGGTCGATCCGCTTGGCGGTGTCGGCGACGTCGCGCAGGGCCCGTTCGGCGTCGGACGTGTCGGCGTCGACGGGGATCTCGACCCTAGAGCGCTCGATCTCGTCGACCTTGTCGGCGACCTGGTCGAGCTGCTTGGACGCCTTGTCGTCGGCGGTGATGTCGACCCGGACTTGTTCGTTCTGCGCCATGTCAGCGCACCGCCCGGGCGACTTCGTCACCGACGATCTGAGGGGTGATGCGGGCGACGCGCTCGGCGACCTTCGTCCACGCCCCGTGTCCGGCCGTGCCCGGGTGGGGGACGGTCAGCTTCGATTTCGGGCCGCGCTTGCGGCGCCGGATGGCATGGGGCCGGGTGCCGTCAGTGACCCACACCCAGCCGGCCGGGTTGACGCCCTGCACCCGGCACGTCGCCCCGGTGGCGGTGTCACGGATGTCGTCGAAAGCGCGCAGCTTCATACCGCGGCGCTTGTTGCCCTTCAGCGGGGAGCCGGCGGCGGCACCTTCCTGCGCGGCGACCTGTTTGGCTGCTTTGGCCACCGCGATCAGAGAGCGTTTCGGCACGGCACGGATGGCGACGGCGGTGGCGTGCAGGTTGCCGGCGGCGCTCACACCGCGGCCGGCTCAACGTCCTCGGCGGCCTGCATCGTCGAGGCCGGGAAGTCGAATTCGGGGTCGGACAGCAGCTGCCATTGGGCGGTGGCGGTGCCGGCCGAACCGTCGCCGAACGTGCCGCCCATCCCGCCCGGCACCACGAACGCCTGGCCCTCGGCGGCGATCGTCGTGTCGTTCTTGTCGGGGATCAGCCGGAACCATTTGGGCTGCAGCCGGTTCGTCCACGCCCACCCGGACAGGCCGCCTCCCGGCTCTTTCCAGTCCTGTAGCCAGTCGAGCTGCAGCGTCCACGTCGCCGCGCCGGGCGACTGGATCGGGCCGCTGCAGCCACGCGACGGGATCGTGTTGAACGACACCGAGGGGGTCAGGGTGGCGGCCGTCAGGGAGCATTCGAAGGCGGTGCCGGTGTCGAGCCCGGCCTGGGTGTCGGCGACGATGAACTTCGGGAAGCTGTAGACGATCGGGTCGGGGACAGCCATGCGCGGTACCTCAGCAATTCGGATTGGGGATGTTGACGGGATAGGTGATCTCGTACATCGGCAGGCGCAGATCGCCGGTCGCGCCGGTGTAGGTGTCGGGTGCGAACGGGGCCGGGCCGCACGTCGCCAGCACGGTCTGCAGCGATTCCTCGAGCCACGCGGCGGCGGCGGCGTCGCCGGGCGGGCCGGCGACGATCTTGACCGGCACCACGCTCGGCCAGATGGCGAGCGAGCCGGCGGCCGGGTTCGGGGAGCGCACCAGGTCGACGAGGACGAACGGCACCAGCGCGCCGGGGTCGGTGGTGGCGGGGAGCCCGGCCGCGGCGAGCTTGCCGGCGAGCTCCCCCCGGATGTCGCCGAACACGCTCATCGCAGCCGGCTCCACGCCTTGCGGCGCCTGGTCCGCCACGCCTCGAGCACAGCGGCGTCCACGTCCGGGGTGTCGGTCTGGGCGCGGGTGATGCCCAAGAGCCGTTTGATCGTCCCCCACGATCCGCCGGTCGGCTGGTAGGCGGCGAGATCCTCGAACGACCCGTAGCCGTCGGTCGAGGCCCGTTCGCGCCACAGCGCGACGGCCCACAGCGTCGTGCCGAACCCGACGTCCGGGGACGGCGCCGGCGCCTGGTCGGCCGAGTCGTCGAGGTAGCCGGAGGCGGCCCGCTTGCGGTAGGCGGCGGCGTTCGCAGCCGCCACCGTGGTCGCCAGGTACGGGTCGTCGGGTGCCGGCGACGCGGAGGGGCCGAGGGCCTCGGCGACGAGCCCGGCGGTCGTCCACGCGACGGTCACGGCCCGACCGGCACCGTCGCCTTGGCGAACGCCCCCGGGTACTGGACGCCGAGCGCCCCGTAGCCGAACACGCCGACGTCGAGCCCGAGCAGGCCGACGTTGACGGCCTGCAGGTTGAACGGGGTGCCGGGCAGGTCGTACCAGGTGGCGCCCTGACGGTGGCCGAGCAGGTAGGTGCCGGTCGGCATGTTCGGGTCGATGAACGTCGACAGGCCGCCGGCGGTCGTTGATGGGGTGAACGAACCGAAGCTGACGTTGCCGTCCCAGAACGCCGGGCCCTCGTCACGGGGCACGCCGATCAGGCCGACACCGATGTCGTAGGACATGGCGAGGAACAGCCCGCCGGGCGGGGTCGTCGCCGGCGACAGGGTACCGATCAGCGCGGCGACCACGGCGATGAAGCTGTCGTCGGCGGCGATCGTGACGTCGGCAGCGGTGGCGAGCAGCGTTGTCACCGCGTAGGTGTCGATCTTGCGGGCGTAGTCGATCGCCGCGGCGCGGATGTAGTCCTCGACGAAGCTCGGCGCTCCGAGGTCGAGGATGGTTTGGCTGATGTCGTTGCCGCCGGCCCATCGATGCACCATCGCGGATTGGGGAACGATCGACACAGGGGCGCTGTGAATCTCGGTCTTCTCGACGTCATTGAGGGCGACTTCGGGGGCCTTGGCCCACGTGTTGAACGTCACCGCCGGGTAGTCGCCGCGTTGCAGGTCGCCCTGGCGCAGGGCGTCGATGAGCGGGGTGCCCCACGAGATCAGTTCGACGAGCTCGCGCTGGTAGGCGGGCCGGTACAGCTGGCCGATGTTGTCGGCGCCGACGGCAAGGGTGATGTCGGCGAGTGCGGCTTCGATCCCACGCGACAGCGGGCCCTGGGCGGCCAACACGAGGTCGCGGCGGCGGGCCAGGTCGGGGTTGCCGCGGCTGGCTTGGATCATCCTGGCGACCTGGCCGAGCGTGACGTCGGCGTACGGGCCGCGCTGGGCCGGTGTGCGGCGCATGCCGCGCCCGGCGGTGACCGGCACCGGGGCCGGCGCCGCGCTGGTGGGCTCGGTCGGCTCGTCGGGCTCGGTCGGCTCGTCGGGCTCGGTCGGCTCGTCGGGCTCGGTCGGCTCGTCGCTCAGCACCGGCTCGAGGGTGTCGGGTGGCATGTTGGGCTCCTGGGGTTGATGGGATGAGGCTGCAACGGTGGTGACGCGGGCGTCGGGGTAGGCGCCGAGGGTGAGCAACGACAGTTCCTGCCAGTCCGCGGCGGTGACGTGCAGGACGCCGTCGGCGTCGTAGCGGTAGTCGGTGGGTTCGGCGCCGACCGACAGGGCGCCGCGCACGTTGAGCGGCGGCGCCGCTTCGATGAGGGCCTGGTTGCCGAGGTCGGAGCCGATCACGCCGATCGAGGCGGTCATGCCGGTGCCGTCGTCGGCGGCGTCGGTGACGCGTCCGATCGGGCGGGAGCGGTCGTGATCCAGCAGGGCGACGGGACGGGCGGCGGCGTCCAACGAGCCCGGTTCGAACACGACGACGGTGCCGTCCGAGACGCGGCCGGGCACGCCCCACGGCACCGCCATGCCGGAGATGCGCCGCCCGGCGCTCGAGCTCGTCGCGGCGCGCACGGTGGCCGGATCGAACGTGGCGCGGATCATCGGCATCGGCATCAGGCGACCCCTTCGGTCTGGCTGGGTGGCTGGGTGGGGTCGGCGACCTGCAGATCGTTCGGCGACGGTTCACCGGACGGGTCGGTGGTGAACGGGTTGCGGAGCCACACGTTGAGGTCCAACCGGACAGCCTGACCGCGGGGTGTCACGTTCGGCCCGGACAGGGTCTGTTCGATGCAGGCGATGTAGCCGGCGGCGCCGAAGTCGACGAGGTCCTGGCGGGCCTGCTGACCGTTCTGGTAGGTCATCCCGGTGCCGGCCGGGGCGCCGACGAGATAGGGCGGGATGTTGGCCAGGCGGGCCAGCTCGAGGGCCTGATAGGTGCGGCCCTCGACGATCTGCATCTTCGCCGGGTCATACGACGTCTCCCGGTAACGCAGGTACTTGTTCGTCCATGCAGTGGTGTTCATGCGGCGGGCCAGGCTGAACGCCTCGGCCATCGCCCGCCCGTCCTCGGCGGACATGTCCTCGGAGCCCTCTTGTTCCTCGAGGACGCCGGCGGGGACTTCGGTGCCGGCGAAACGGTCCGCCGCGGCGTCGAGCTGCAGGGCGATCGACACGGCCCGCCAACCGGTTGTCAGCAGGCCGTCGATCGGCGAGCAGAACTGCACGATGTTGCGTTGCGGGATGCGGCGCTGGCGGCCGCTGTCGGGGTCGGTGACCACCGCGGTGCCGTCGTCGCGCAGATCCAGATTGCCGGGGGCGATGCGGGCGAAGGCCTGCGGGAAGGTGTCGGCGAAACGGTTGGTGATCTCCCAGTGGGCGTACTGGTGGAAGATCAGGTCATCGGTCGTCCACGCCAGCAGCCATTGGCGGGTGTGGTCAGGGTCGGGTCGTTCGAACCATGACGGGCCGGGGATCTGTTGTTCGACGATCGGCACCTGGTCGAGCTGGCGGGTCCACAGCGTGAACGGGAGGGCGCCAACCAGCTGGGTGATCATCTGCACACCGCGCGAGATCGTCGGCAACGTCATCGCCGCGTCGCGGTCCCACCATGGCGGCGCCTGCCAATCCGGGAAGTCGAACGGTTGCAGCGGCGGCCCGAATCCCCAGCCGACCTGACCCTGACCGTTGGGGCCGGTCGTCGAGGTCTGGGTGAGGCTGACCGGGCCCGCGGCGGCCGACACCGCGACCCCCGGAGGATCCATGGCCAGGAGGTCGGGGGTCGCGGTGCCGGCGGTCAGCAACCAGTCGAGGGCCCGCCCGATCCGGCCCATCAGCTCGAGGCATCGTCGGCCGGTTCATCGGCCGGCGGTTCGGTGCCCTGCAGCCGATGGTAGAGCTCGGCGGGGATCGCACCGCCCAGCGTCGGGTCGTCCTCGTGGTCGGGGAACCGGTACTTCGGGCTCTCAGGAGGCTTCGCGCGGGCCATGGCCACCGATTCGCGCCGCTGTTACGCGTAACAGTCAACGGATGCGGCCGCTGTGTGGCCCTGAGAGCCGCGAAAACCGGTCGCCCGGTACCTGGGTGCGGGCGATCGGCTCCGGAACGACCACGACGGCCCGGCCGGCCGCCCGGCGGGCGTGCACGGCCCACGCGGCGAGTGTCGCGGCGACCAGCGGCGAGATGTCGACCCGCGACCGACTGCGCGACCACAGCCAGGCGTCCCCCAACGGACGCCTGGCGGCGCCGACCACAGCATCGTCGAGGGCAGCCTGGGCGCGGTGCACGAGCTCGCCGCGGGCCAGCAGGTCGACGAACGTGCCGCAGGCCCGGGCGTGGTCGCCGGCCGACACCGGCTCGACGTTGACCCGGACGCGGCGCAGCTCGGCGACGATCGAGGCGGCGACGATGGCGTCGGCGACGACCGGCACCGCCCGGTACGTGGCCCGGGCGTTCTTGACGGCGGCGGCGACCCAGCCGACCCCGGGGCGGGCGTCGAGGATCTCGACGACGACGGCGCCGTCGTCGCCGCGACCGGCCACGGC